CACACAGGACATGTTCCTCCCTGGTATGGGTATACTAACAACATCAAACGGCAGTAGTGTTACAGATTTTGCTGTAATTACTATTACTAATGTTACCAACACAGTATTATTTTGTGGATAGATAGTTATGGCAACTACCAGAAAAAAGGGTATGGGTATCAAGACTTCAGTTAAGTCTGGCAATTTTAGAAAGACTAAATCTGGAGCAGGTATGACAACGAAAGGTGTTAAAGCCTATCGTAAAGCCAACCCTGGTAGTAAATTGAAAACAGCAGTAACTGGAAAGGTTAAAAAAGGTTCTAAAGCTGCTAAGAGACGTAAATCATTCTGTGCACGTAGTGCAGGACAGATGAAGAAGTTTCCTAAAGCAGCTAAGAATCCTAACTCAAGGTTACGTCAGGCTCGTAAGAGATGGAAATGTTAACATGGAAGATAAGGTGCAAGAGACAGTAGCAGTTCATCAAGTTGAAATAGACCATATGAAGAAAGATATAGACCATATCATTCTAAAAGTAGACAAGATGGACACTCAGATAGACCGTATAGAAAAGGCTTTATCTGAACTAAGTGGTGGCCGTAAGGTCGCTTTGTGGATGTTTAGTGGCCTCGGCGTAATTGCTGGAATTGTAGCCACTTGGTTATTTAAATAAACTAACGGAGAAGAAAAGTGGTAGATAAAATACAAGAAGTTAAAATGATAATGGATGGTATCAAGAGAAGAAAAATTAGAAATGAATTAAAGAAAGTAGGTGTATCGTCTAATAAAGAGTTTATTGGAAGAGGACGTAATAAAAGAAAAAATCCAAACTACGACCCTCGTATGGGTACTAGTAAAAAACAAGATTTTGTTAAAAATCCTCTTAAAATAGATAACAAAGGGTTAACACCTAATGTTAAGAAAAAAGTTGAAGTTAAGAAAAAAGCCCCTGTTAAAGCTAAAACTGAAACTAGAGCAGAAATGTTAAAGAGAAAAACAGGCTCTACTTATGACCCAACAAAAGCTAACCGTGCAGGTCAAAAAATGGGTCAACGTAAAGCTGGTGGCCAAATTAAAAAGATGGCTTACGGTGGTATGGCTAAAAAGAAAATGATGGGTGGCGGTATGGCTATGAAATATGGTCATGGTGGTACAGTTGCTAAAGGTAAAAAATGTCCTCGTGATGGTATTGCGAAGAGAGGAAAAACAAGGGCTTAATTATGATGAAATGTAGAGGTATGGGTGCAATTAAACCAATCGCTTTTAAGAAAGGCGGTAGTACCAAAGATGCGTGTTATCATAAGGTAAAAGCTCAGTATAAAGTTTTTCCAAGTGCTTATGCCTCGGGTGCTATTGCTAAATGTAGAAAGAAAAGAGGCGGTAAGAAGTAGTGGCTGTCCGTAAGACTAAAAAAGGTCTTGCTTTAAAAAGATGGTTTAAGGAAGACTGGAAGGATGTAAAGACAGGCAAAGCCTGTGGTCGTAAGAAAGGTGATAAACGTGGTACACCTTACTGCAGACCTACTAAGCGAGTGTCGAGCAAGACTCCTAAGACAGCAGGAGAAATGACGGCAGCTCAAAAGAAGAAGCGTATTGCTCAAAAGAAAAGACTTGGGCAACCAGCTGGTAAGCCACGTAGAGTGGCCCCACTTAGAAGGACAAAGAGGAAAACATAATGAGAAAGAAAATTAAAAAATATAGTCATGGAGGATTGCATTCACCGTTTGATGCACCAGGTTTGATATATGATGATATTAAAAAATCCCTGAAAAAAAGAAAGGATAAAAAATTTCAAAAAGAAAAATACGAACTTTTAGATAAATATAAAGATATGATTATTGGAGGTGTACCAGAAGCTCCATACAGAGACTATCGTAAGATGGGTGACATGTTTGATTCAAAAAATCAACGTTTTAGTCGCAGAATGCAAGGATATCCTTCAGTTGATGTTGAAAAAATTCTTAATAGAAAAAAAGGTGGCTCAGTTAAAAAGAAAACTGTTAAAAAGAAAACTGTTAAAAAGAAAGCTGTTAGTAGTAAACGTGTTAAAGCCCATCGTGGCGATGGTATTGCTAAACGTGGCAGAACAAGAGGAAGGATAGTATAATGGCAACATCAGGAACAACAACGTTTAACTTAGATTTAAACAACCTTGTAGAAGAAGCATTTGAAAGATGTGGTGCTGAGATGCGTACAGGGTATGACTTACGTACTGCTCGTAGAAGTCTAAACTTACTTACTGCAGAGTGGGCTAACCGAGGTGTTAATCTTTGGACTATTGAAGAGGGTACTCTTTCTCTAACCACAGGTACTATAACTTACAATCTCCCTACTGATACGATTGACTTAATTGAGCAAGTTATTAGAACAGGCACAGGTACTAATCAACAAGATATTAACATTAATAGAATATCAGCTCCTACTTATGGAACAATACCTAATAAAAATACAACAGGTAGACCCGTTCAGGTATGGATAAACAGACAAGCAACACAACCGAATATAAATGTATGGCCAGCTCCAGAAGATAACAGCTATACATTTGTCTATTGGGCACTCAAAAGAATTGATGATGCAGGTACAGGAGTAAATACACAAGATATACCATTTAGGTTTTTACCTTGTTTAGTTGCAGGACTTGCATTTTATTTAAGTTTAAAGATACCTCAAGCAGGTGATAGAACTCAGTTTTTAAAACAAGAGTACGAAGAGCAGTGGACATTAGCTTCAACTGAAGATAGAGATAAAGCTACGCTTAGGATTGCTCCACGTAGACAACACATATAGGAGAGAAGATGGAAGCTAAAGATATAACAGGAGATGGTAAATTTACTAAAAAAGACCTTTTGAGAATGAGAGGTGTACCTGGATTTAAAAAAGGTGGTGCAACTAAAAAGAAAGCTACTAAGAAGAAAGCTTTCAAAGCTCACAATATGTATAATCCAAAGACTGGTAAAGCTGTTAAAGCAGAGTCTTATGCTAAACATATGGCGTTAAAGAAAAAAGGCTATGGACACACTAAACCAAGGAAAGGAAGATGAGTAAGTACGCTTCAGCAAAACATACTATTGCCGAGTGCGACAGATGTGGCTTTCAATACAAGCTAACAGAGCTGAAAGACTTATTTATAAGAACCACAGAAACTAATATAAAAGTTTGTAAAGAATGTTGGGAACCAGACCATCCACAGAACATGCAAGGTATGTATCCTGTAGATGACCCTCAAGCAATACGAGACCCAAGACCTGATAAAAACCTAGAAGAACAAAGAGATTATCAATATGGGTTTAACCCCGTAGGACTCAATAATCCTTTACAATTAGAGGGATTAGTAGATAATTTAGAAAGTAATGGCCAAATAGGGTCAGTAACTATTACAACAACTTAGGAGTAAATGATGAACAAAGATAGAAAAGGAGCTAAGGTAACTTATAAACAACCTGAAAATGTTGCTACCCCTAATACAGGTGGTTATCCTGAAAAGGATGTAAAGACTGAAGGTGTGGTTACTCGTGGTAACGGAGCAGCTACAAAAGGAACTAAAGCTAGAGGACCAATGGCATAATGACTTATACTGAGTTAGTAGCAGCAATCAAATCGTACACAGAGAATGACTATAGTACGACTGATGTTAATACTTTTATTCAAAATGCAGAGCAACGCATACATAACACTGTGCAGTTACCCGACCTACGTAAGAATGTAACGGGTACAATGTCATTAGGTAATAAGTATTTTTCTCTACCTAGTGATTGGTTATCTACCTTTAGTATTGCTGTTATAAATACTGACAACGAATACACTTATCTTTTGAATAAAGATGTTAACTTTGTAAGAGAATCGTTTCCTGATACTGATTCAGGGTTCTATGGAAAACCTGAATATTATGGTATATTTGACGATAATACAATGATATTAGGGCCAACACCTGATGCTAATTACAGTGCTGAGTTACATTATTACTATTACCCAGAAAGCATTGTTACTGCTGGTAATACTTGGTTGGGGGACAACTTTGATACTGCATTGTTTTATGGTGCATTACTGGAAGCAGCTGCGTTTATGAAAGAAGACGCAGATACAGTAACTCAATACACAGCAAGATACAGTGAAGTCATGCAGTTGTTGAAAAACTTAGGTGATGGTAAAAATAGGCGTGATGCTTATAGAAGTGGACAAGAGAGGATACCTGTAAGAAATGGATAATCAAGCAGAAGTATTACAAGGTGTTGATTATGATGTGCACACTACATCATACGGTGGTATGACACCTGAGCAAGTAGCAGAGTTAGCTCTTGCAAAAATAATTTATGTAGGTAAAGATGCTAACCCTTTATTGAAAGAACAAGCAGAAGCTTACAAAGATAGCATTAGACAAGTTCTAGTGTTTTATATGAAACAGGCTATAAAGTCTAATCATACAACTATAGCGAATAAACTGCATAAGGCAGGGCATTCTGAATTAACTAAACTTTTGGAGATATAAAATGGCAATTTCTCAAGCAATGTGTACTTCATTTAAAGTTGAGTTGTTGAATGGTATTCATGCATTTAGTACAACAGTGGCTCGTGGTAATACGAACGCTGATAGTTTTAAATTAGCATTATATACTTCATCAGCTTCTTTAGGTGCTGCTACTACAGCATACACAACTTCTGGTGAAGCATCAGGAACAGGATATACAGCAGCAGGTGCAGCACTTACCGCTGTCGCTCCTACATCATCTGGTACTACAGCGTTTTTAGATTTTAATGATTTAACATTTTCTACAGCTACGGTTACAGCTCGTGGAGCATTAATATACAATGATACTCAAGGAGACAAAGCGGTAGCAGTATTAGATTTTGGTGCAGATAAGACATCTACAGCGGGAGACTTTACTATAGTATTCCCTGCAGCTGATGCTTCCAACGCAATTATACGTATAGCTTAGGAGTTCTAAATGGCACTTGT